TTCTCTTCTTTTGAGTCTGATTCTTCTTGACCATTATCTGAGTCTGATCCTTGACCTCTAGTTTCTTCACCTTCACCTTCACCAGAACCACTATCACCAGAGCCTTGCTCCATCTCTACCAACTGCTCACTATCATCTGGTCTTGAATCTTCACCCTTTCTATCCATCTCTTGTTGACAGTAATCATTAAGAATCTTAGCAACACGAAGAGTATCTTCAAAAGTTTCAATCGCATCAATCTGGTTTATGATTCTCTGCTCCTCTTCGATGAAATCAATATCAATAAAATTACCGATCTTGTAGAATAAGTTTGCACGATCAGCAAGATTCATTTCATCAATATTAAGATCTGCTACTCTAAAGAAATCTTGGCCATGTAGTTCATGATATCCTCTGTAGAATGTCTTAGGAATACCAAGATACTTACGCTTCATCAACTTCTCAATACGAGCATCCTCTACAACATTCACAACACCATGAGGAAGATCTGTATCCTTCCACCACTCTATGTCAGGTGTGAATAAAGCATGACCAACTTCATGAGCAACTAACATATCATATACAACACTACTTGCTTTCTCCCATAGAGGTAAAGTCAAGACACGAGTTCCAACATTGAATGATGCTGTTTCGACTTGCTTGTGCTCTACAACAATGTCTTCAGTAGCAAGTAACTTTGCTAGTTGTGATTTGATTTCTAGTGCTGTTGATGTCATCTGTGTTTCTCTGTATATACCTATGATACGACAAATCCGCCTTGCGAGGGCGGATAGTGTGCAGCTTTTTCAACTGTTTTACTCTTGCCCTTGCTTGTCTCAGGGCCTGTGGTTTCAACGTTCGTTTTTGTTCTTTCTTTGAGTGATGTTGCCAATTAGGAATCTTCATTGTTCTGGACAGTATCAAGAATATTTATCATAGGGATCCACCCTATGCTCATCATAACAGATATATCTGCTACATTATCATCAACTTCACCTGGTGTAAACTCTTTTATAGGTAGATCACCCTGACCAAATTTTTCTGCTAATTTTCTGACAGGAACAGATTCACCATATCCCACAGGAACAGGCCCTGTGACCGTTGTAGGGGCAAGAAAACGAATGGCACTACAGACATCATGAACATGAATCCAGTCTCTCCTATGGTTGGTGACGTAGGTTGCCTTTTTATCTCTGAGTAACCCATACATCATATTGTCTCGACTATCGGGTGCATAGACCGTTGTGAACCTCATTCCGACTGAATTAGGAGGAGCCATCTGCTCATTTATCCACTTACTCATAGCATATGGGTTCTCCCAATAGTTTCCGTCTACTGCACTTGATGATGCATATAACAATCTAGTATCTGTTTCTCTACACCAATCAAACAATGGTTTTGCCTTTACCACGTTGTTAATATAATATGCATCTGGAGATTCTAAACTCTCACGAATGTCTGCCCATGCTGCAAGATGAATGACTAGATCATAATCACCACCCTTAAAACTTGATACACAATCAGGATAATCTATGCCATGCACATTAGCATATCCTAGTTCTCTTCTCCAATCAGCAAAAACATGCTGACCTATAAATCCTCTGTGACCTGTTACTAATACTTTCATGTTACTGGCCAATCAATCACTTTTCTAATCTGTTCATTATACTTCCATACTTCCTTAAACATATCTGCATTGACACCATGAGATTCCATCTGAACAATCAGAGAGTTCAAGTCTTTAGGAAAACATGTTCCACCAAACCCACGGTCATTATCAATACCAGGTACTTTTGTATGCGATTTACCGATACGACTATCTGCTACTATGCCACCACAAACAGTATCATAATTCATACCAGTTGCTTGACATAAATCGTAGATCTTGTTGAAGTATGCAACTTTGTATGCAAGGAATGTATTGGAAAAATATTTGATCGCTTCACTCTCATCAGAAGATGTAATGATATTCGGGATATCGGGAAAATGATCCATAAAGAAAGAAGCAAATTCATGACATAGATCATAGTCTCCTCCGATAATATTTCTCTCTGAGTTGGCAAAATCTTGTATGGCATTTCTTGCTGTTAAGAATTCTGGGTTATGAATTACATTAAATCGTTCATAATATTTTCTTGTAGTTCCTATTGGCACAGTTGATTTAATTATAAATGTTCCTATTATATGTGCAAAATTAGGATCAGGTAAGCTTTCAAAAAAATCATCAAGTATTGAAAGATCACACTCTCCACCATACCTCATAGGAGTTGGTAGGCAAACAAATATAAAGTTTTGATTTATAACTTCTTCTAATGTATTTAACGATCTATTCTTGTCTACGTCATAAACTTTGCATGCAACTTTATCTCTGAAGTTTTGATAAACTGCATTGCCAACAAATCCATTACCTACAATTCCAATCATGATACAATCCTGCTAAATCCTTTGTGTTTTTCAAATCGGATGTGATCTTCAAACTTATCTTCCAATCCACTCTTATGAGATATGATGAAGATATTCGCGTCTTTGATTACATAACGAATGATCTTTAAAAATTCTTCTGTTCCTGTTGCATCTAATGAACTGTCAAATACTTCATCTAGTATCATCAAGTTAGTTGCAACTGAGTTCTTGAACTTGGCTACCTCTCTCCATGTAAAGAGAAGTGCTAAGTCGATTCTTTGTTTTTCTCCTTCACTGAATGAACTGTAAGAGAAATCCTCATGTATGGGAGACTCAATGGTTTCATTAAACTCCTCATCAAGAGTAAAGTTTATGTAAAAGTCCATCATCTGTAGATAACGGTTTACTTGCTGATTTATCAGTGGTAGATACTTCTTGATGATTTTAGTTTTAACTCCACCATCTTTCAACAGTTCATATGTGAAGTTGTAGTATTCAATTGTTTCTTTTTTAGATGCTAAGGCTTCATAAGTTTCCTGTAAGGTTGACTTGAATTTTTCTAACTTTCCATGCTCAGTATTTCTGTTTTCAAGTTGGCTGGTAAGTGTTTGAATTTCACTTTCCAAATCTCGCTGTTGTCGTTGACTGTTAGCGATGAGAGTATTGTTTTTAGAAATGCCATGCGTTAGTTTAGTAATCTCCTTAGATAGTTGAGTAAATTGACGTTCTCGCTCTTGTTCCTTTTTAATTGCATCTTCGAGTTCCTGATACCCAGATTGCAACTCCTTTGCTCTAGTTTGAACGTCGTCAATCTTATTTAATCGAAATTCTTCTTCGATAGATTGGGTGCATGTTGGGCATACCGTATTATCTGTGAAGAATTTATGCTCTTTTGTAAGAGTTGATACCTTATTAGATATCTGGCCTTTGTAGTTATTGAGTTTTGATAAGGTATCTGTTCCATACCCCAACTTCTCCTGATCCTCTGTAAGACCATGAACTTGATCTTGAGAACGTTCATTCTCCATGGTGTAAACACAGATATCATCAGCAAGTGCGTCTAGTTTGCCTTTTGTTTTGTCTATTCTCTGTTTATTACTTGTTTCTATTTCACGAATATAGTTCTCTTGCATCTCTAACTTATCATTCAAAGATTCTTTCTTTAAATCTAATGTCTTGATATCATCTCTGACTAATCTAATTTTATTCTTGATAACATCATTCATCGCAGTAAAGATACGAATATCTAAAAGATCCTCTATCACATCTCTACGATTAGGTGCAGACAATTGCATGAATGGAATAAACGTGCTGCTACCTAGTATTACAATCTGTGTGAAAGACTTATAGTTCATCTTCACTACATTCTGCTCCAGCCATTTCTGTTGATCATTCACAGATGACCTTTGATCTAACAGTTTATCATTTCTCCAGATCTCAAATATATTTGGTTTGATACCTCTTACAATTTTCCAATCTGTGCTACCTATAGAAAACTCTACCTCTACTCTACAATCTTTCTCATTAGTTGAGTTTAAAAGTTGAGATCTATTAATTTTACGATATGGTTTAGAAAATAAAACAAATGTAAGAGCATCTAACACTGTGCTTTTTCCTGCACCATTTGCTCCAGACACTAGGATTGTAGACTTAGCATTGAAGTCTAGTTCAATAAATTGATTACCAGTGCTTAGAAAGTTTTTCCAACGTATCTTTTCAAATAAAATCATTAGGGTCAGATTTACTCGGTGGTATCACAATGTCATTTGGAGTTATGACAGTGTATTCATATCCATGTGTTTCACACACACTGGCCATCATATCAGGATCAACCTCTAGGACAGCCATCTCAGGATAGGATTCTTCTTCTAACATCATAGCATAACGACTTGCATCGTCTTTATCTTGAAAGATATAAAGAACATGTTCTCCATCCTCATTCTGAACAGAGTATGCTCCCTCTTTTTCTTTGCCATAGATTGTTAGAATATACATTAAACTAATTCACATGCCTCTCTATAAACATCTGATATCATGTTTTGTATTCTAGATTTTTCAAGATCGATCTCAGATT